CCACCCAAGGTAGTTTAACGTCTTCGGACTTTTACTTGAAACACATTAAACATGTGAAACAAGGAAACATTTAGAGACTGTTCTGGTCTAATTTTTACATCTTTGGATGTAGTTTAACGCCTTCGGGCCAATTAAATAATTATAATTACACACCAGCATATTGAGCATAAGATGATTCATTAAGTTCAAATCTACAACTACTAGCAGAAGTACCTGTAATAGTTGGTGTTATACGTTGACCAGGTGTGTCAACATATATAATCCAACTCTTAACACTTCTAGTACTACTAGTACCATTATTGATCTCAAAAGTAGCTCTATTTCCTTTAGTTGTATTTGTAGTCAAATTAATATTGGAAGGAGATGTACCTATAACACTTATCGAAACATTATAATATCCAGGTGCTGTAAAGACAAGACTGGACAATCCGATATCCACAACAACAGGAAAATTACCAGTTGTCTTTGGAGCCGATCCCACTAAATTACTGGTCGTCAATTCGGATGTACAATTTATCTCCATACTTGGACAATGTTTTGGTTGTGGTGTAGTTAACTCGATTTCATAACTAACAAACAATTCACCAACTATTGTGGTTGAATCTGCAGTATTAGAAACACCGACTATAACTTGACCATTATCATAAGTTTTCAAATCACTACCAGTGACAGTTCCTTGTCTTGTAAACAAAGAACCAGAGTTACATTTTATATCTAAATTGATAGGGGCCCAAACGGCTCCTTCTACCACTCCAGAATATGAAAACATATCAACTTTATTTGAAGGTGCAGAATCCAACGCGTCTTTATCATAAGCCAACGTAATTCTACCTCTTTCACTGGTTGCAGAAATATTTATGTAATGTAACTTAATATTCTTAATAGTGTACTTCTCAAAGTTGTTCGCAATTCCTGATAACCAGGGAAAAGTCGAAGCCAATCCAGGTTGAATAGTAAAACTAGAAGCAGCAAAAGTAGTATTACCTACTACTTCTCCAATATACTCCTTATGTTTTATAGTTACTCCACCTTTAATTCCTTGGACTCTAACTTTACGCGAAACAATGGGACGGTTGTACGCAACAGCAGCCCTCTGCATGGGAGGTGGCTTATAAACCACCATCTGACCATTGCTTCCAGCTTGTTGCTTAGAACGTTTGTTTCTACGCTTCTTAGCTCTCTTAGACAAAGAACTAGAAACGTAGTTACCTAACTCACCAGCGATTTGCATCCCGAGTTGTTGTACTCTAGGATCCATCATCGCTTGTCTTGCTACTACCATCGCCATTTTGTAATTATTATAATTATTATTAATCTATACTATTTTAACTATTTATTTTATGCTATTCTATCCCTCTTAAACAGCTTATAGTTCATCAGGAACACGATTTCCATACTCTTGAATACACGCAATCAATTCATCAAAATTGTTATTGTGTCTCATCTCATAATAGAAGGCGGCTTCTCTTTCCGGGGTCAGCGGCTTACTTAACGTATTAAACAACGCTTTAGGCCACGACTCCAAACTAGCACACCATTTACCATCTTTCTTGTGTAAACGATGCGAACAGAAAGAAAACCCGTCCGACTTTATTGGTGCTACATCACGGAGAGTATAACCTAATTTGGCATAGCGAGCGCGGAGAACCTCTTCAGAACACGTAGTTCCATCAAGGCAATCATCCCCAGCAGCTCTAGGGCTCTCAACCCCTGCCAAATAGGATACATCTAAACGACATAATGTATTGTACAAAGTCGTAAGATACGACCCTGACAACATACCACCTGGATATAGACGCGTGACTAATTCATACATCTCATAACCAGGAGTAGGCACTATAAAGACCGGATGTGTTATCAAAATAGCATGTCTAGAGATAGCTCTTAATAGAATCTTATGAGATTCTGGATTGACAAGATTCCTCTTAATATTATTACTTGCTTCATAAACATAAGACTTGTCTAGAGATCTCTCCCAACCACCTACATCACTACTCCATCCTAATAATGGGGTACCAACGACTTGGTGTGAAAATTGGGCGACATGATCATCTGAAAACCCGATACCGACAACAGCTCCAGAAACCGGATAAGCTGCCTTAACTGCGTTGACTGCGGGAGTTAAAAGCACTCTCTCAACAATCTGATCTACCACAGAAAGACAATTTACTATACGCCATTTTCCATTAACAGCTTTCCTTGCAGGATGTGGTTCCCACTTCTCGAATGGAGAAACTAATCCATGAAAACCCTGCTTATAAAGTTCAACAGGATCTTCAGGCATCACATCTGAATACAGTACTAACTTAAGTCTACGCAGAGATGAGTCAATTAACTCATCTTTGCAATTCTTAATAACGTCTTTATTGGTTTGAAACCTTAAAGACCATGGAAAACCCGGTGTAGAATCAGGTCTGATACTTGAAATTGCAACTTCAACTAATCTTTTAAGATCTGTGAAGTCATCTGTAATTTCTGAGCACCACGTCTTCGCTTGCGACGACGCTTGAGTAGGACCTTTTCCTTGGGGTCTGGGGCATGTGTTTTGACCGATGCTGTAAGCGAGACTGGCCCGGACGCGTTTAACGTCTGGGTTGCCTGGGAAGCTAAACCCTCCAAGTTCCGGGAAGCTTTCGAACACCGCTGCTGGGATTTTAAAGCATTTCTGCTTGAAACCACTGCTGGGTTTAATGTCGATCGCTCCAACGACTTTTGGATTGTTTGGTACTTCAACGCCACCGTAGAATTCCGTCTCAAAGTAGTCTGTGAGACCTGAGATCCTTTCATCGATAGTTTCACCTCCCTCTCGAGAGGCGACCGAAAAGCCTTCTTAGAAGCGTTCTCGGGCATAAAACTATCGTAATCTGGAAGATCTTCATCACTACTGTAATCAGCCCACATCTTCTCACCACGAGAGTGAACATATTGACCACCGATGAAGACAATAACATCCAACTGGTTGTTATTATTCTCAGTATATCTACGAACATCAGCCTTCCGCATGTTGCGGTTCTTCAGATTTCGTTCAAACTCATCTGCATTTGTCTCTTCAAACAAAGCATCATGTCTTTCCTCATAAGTTTCGTGTATTATAACATCTTTAAAAGCCATTCTTAAAATGGGTTCTAAAGCAGTTGCTATATTACTAGATTCACTGTTCAATGATCCTCGATGTATCGCTACAACTTGACCTTTACGATCAAGTACAGGAGATCCAGAAACCATATGATCAGTCGAAATCTTATGCTTAAAATCAAAAGGAAAAAGTCTATCACTAGTGGGAGATTCAACGGCACCATAGGCTTTGCCTAGCATACCTTTGAAAACACTAACAATATTCTTTATACCGCTACGTACGGGCGCACATTTCTTAGACTTAAAACCAAAAGCGGACATAATATTCTTGTCCAATCTAAATACAGCAACGTCATTGAATACAAAATCAGGATTAGGTAATTCCATCACCTTATCTGAATTATATCTTCTAACGTACTTACTAGATTCATACACATGATTAGCTGTTACAACACAGTCTATATCATGGTAAATAACTCTTGCACCATGTCCCTGCAGATGTCCCTCCTCATTTAAAAATTGGAGAAGAAAAGCACCTGAGGTTTCAAGAACGGGTTCAACCCTAGACCCAGGAATAGCAGACTCAGGAGTGAAATCCTCAGTAGGACTATGCCCAATAGCGTCTATGTAACCAACTACCTTTTCACCATCCAGGTAAATGTTTCTAAACGCTCCATCTACTTGAATTAGCTTCGTAGTTAATTCAGGTATAATGTTTGCTATAGGGTCTCTAGGAGCTACGAATTTCTTCGTAATCCTGCGACTCTTATATAACAACCACTTAACCCAAATATAGTTAACAGTTCTCAAAATAAGAATAATGCCGGAATATAAAATACAAATTAACACACAAATGAGTTTTAACCAATCCATTACACCGGACCCTGTCATTCGGTCAAGCATACCGGAAAAATTGAAGCCTTCCTCACTCAACACTAGATCAACCTCGTCAGAGAAGTCCAAACTTCGCTCACGACCGTCTAAATGGTGGTGTTCGTGCCACAATTTATTAGTAAAATCCCACTTAGGATAGATAATACCAATTAAACTTTTTGTTGTAACATCACTAAATCTATACAATTTGTGTAAATCACTTTGCATTCTATATATAGTATATATTATATTCTATTAAACGAAATTTAAAACTTAAATAAAATAATATGAAAATTCTAAAT